TCAGTGCGCCCACGTCTTGCCCAGGAAGCCGTTCACGGCGTCGACCAGACCCTCGCCGCCCTGCTTGGAAAGGCCCATGAAGGGACGTGCCGGCATGCCTGCGCGCGACACGGTGCGGCCAGCCTTGAGAGCGTTGAAAATCGCCTGCGTGCGCGAGCCGTCGCCGAAGTGCTGGCGCGCCGCGTAGATCACATTAGTGCCGACCTCGACGCTGGCGTGATCGGCCTGGTACGTGATCGAGTTTCGCAGCCGGCCGGTGAGGCGGAGCGTCTGCCCGCCGTGCTCGATGACGCGCTGGCTCGGTATCCAGGGCACGCCATCGGGCGACTTCTGTTCGCGGAAGCGGAGTTGCACGTCGGTCTTCACGTGGCGACCGATCATGGTGAACAGCGGCTTGCCGTCGCCGCCGAGCGGCAGCGCCTGCAGCACGCGGCGGATCGCGGCCTTGACCTCGCCGCTGACTACCTTGAGGCGCGGTTCAATCGCCATTTTTGCGGAAGCCTTTCAGCCTGTCGTCGTACATTTTGCGCAGATGCTCCAGCCGATCCTTGCCGGGATTGTAGGCGAAGCCGGGGTCGATGCCGACAGGAACCTGCGAGATCTCGCCGGTGCGTGGGTTGGTGTATTCGCGGGTCGGCGATGGTGGTGCTTTATCTTCAACCGACAGCCCCATTGCGATTGCCTGCTCTCGGCTCAATTGGATCACGCTGCAGCGGCATCGGAATCCATTCGGCGGCTTGTGCGTGTTCCACCAAGAATTGTCGCATCGAAGACAGGTGCCATCCCAGGCACGGTGCTGCGGGCGAGTTCTACCGTCGTTGATCGCGTCGTACATCAGGTACGGCGCCTCTTCTTTGTTCTCCTGGATCTGCGCCCAATCGCCGGCCGAGTAGGCCGTCTGCATGTTGGTCTCGAAAATCGTGCGCAACCGGCGCGGACTGCCGAGCTGCACCAGCTTTGACTCGCCGGTTTGCGGGTCCACCATCTCGGCCTTACCCCACCAACCAGCTTCGACCAGGCGCGGCTTCAGCGCCTTGCTGAACTCAGCGAGCGTCTGTCCATCCGCGATAGCCTTTTCAACCGCTGCGCGAACGTCGACCAGCAGATCGACGTCGGCGATCTTCGCCACCGTGAAAGCGGCGTCGTGCTCGGCCTGCCATACGTCCTGCCAGGCGAACGACGTCTTGAGGCCCTTGGCGCCGAAGAACTTCAGCGCCTCCTTGGGCTTCAGCGCGAAGCTGCCCTCGACCATCAGACCCGCGTGCGGTCAGTCCGCGCGTTCAGGTTGGCAGCGAAGCCGGCACGCGCGAGCGCGTCGACCAGTTCCTTCGGCGGCGCGGTGTTGAGCAGCTCGGGAAGGCGCTCGCGGAAGGCGACCAGGTCACCGCTTTCTTCAAGCAGCGCGAGGATATCTTCCACGCGCGCGCCGAGCATGCCGGCATACTTTTCCGAGAAGGTTGCAGCGGCCGTCGCCATCGCTTCCTGCGCGGCGTGGTTGGCGGCGAGCTGCGCATTTGCGGCTTCAGAGAATAGCGGCGGCGCGCCGAATGGCGGGGGACTGACAGGCGCTTTGCGCTTCCATCCCGGCCCGTACGTTTTCAGGATGTAGTCGTCGTCAGGCTCAAAGCCGAGCTGCCCGATCTTCGTGTCGCGATCGGCCCGCTTATCGAGATCCTCTTCCTCGTCGAAATTCCGCAGCACCTTAGGCGGGCGCGCGCCCTGCAGGTTGTAGTCGACGATCCAGGCAATGAGCGTGGACAACGTGTCGGTCAGCAGATCGGCGTCGGCCTTGGCGACCTCTGTACGCACTTCGTTTTGGACATTCGCCTGGCCGCTCCCGAGGCCGGCGCCCTGGGCGCTGGAAGTCATCGTCTCGCCGGTGACGCAGACGGAAACCTGTTCGTCCATGTACCGTGCCATGCGCTCGTAAGTGTCGATTGAGCCGGAGCGCGCGGCCTCCAGTAGTTCGACAACCGTGCCATCCGGAACGATGATGCCCACGTCGTTGGCGATGGCACGCAGCGCGGACAGCAGCTTCTCTTGCTCCCCCTTGTTGGCGCCGCGCGGGTATTTGCCGATGGCGGTCGGCGCGCCGAACTTGTCGGCGAACGTCAGCCAGAAGCCGATGGTCTGGCGCTTGAAGAACACCGGCCAGAACAGGCGATTGCCGAGACCGAGGCCGAACGGGCTTCCATCCTTCGCGCCGAACCGATGCACGAGGAACTTCCGGTCAGGCAGCTCGATGCCCTCGATCATCTGCTCTTTGGTGAGCAGTCGCAGCGGATGCTCGCCGGTCTTTTCGTCGCGCGTCTTGCCGAACGTGAAGCGCCGCTGGTTGCGCGCGATCACGTCGCGCGGCAGAACGGCGTCCTGGCCGAGCGCCTGGGAAGGCTTCACCTCCCACATGATCTCGCCGACCGCGAAGCCCTTGTTGGTCGCATCGAGAAGATCGACACAGATCCGGTCGAACTGGATCGCGGCCAGGCACTCGCTGACCAGGTCTGCCGCCAGCTTGTCCTGGGCATCCTCCGACGCCGGCTCGATGATCAGATCACGCGCGACCACCGCCAGCTTGCGTTTCTGCAGCATCGCGTAGGCGTGGGCGTCGCGCTCCAGCTCGTCGTAAATCTTGAGGCCCTTGCCGCTGCCGCGCGTGATCAGCGTGTCGTCGTCGTTCTGCAGCGTCGCGCCGAAGAACGCCTTGGTGTAGTCGCGGTCGATGGTCGCGATTTCCTGCAGCTCGGGCACCTTCGCCACGGCTTCCTCGAATGCTGCGGCCGGCACGATCACGCCGCCCCTGGTGGTGATGTAGTCGCTCATGATTTACTCAGTGGAACCCGTAAGTGTCGCGGCGCCCGCCAGCGCCGACGTAGTCGTCCATGCCGGCCGTGGCGCGCTCGCGGCCGACTTGCTGGAACTCGATAGGGCCGCTCTTGTTCAGGCTGGCGAAGTACGCGAGCGCGATGGCAATGGCTGCGTCGCCGTGCCGGAACAGGTCGGCGTCTTTCAGGTCGTGCGCGGCAACCTTCGGCACCATCGGGATGCCGTCGATGCGTTCGATCGCACGCAGATCGGCCTCGGTGTTCGAGTCGCGCGGCAGATCCATCATGTCATCCTCGAACGCCTGGATCATCTTCGGCATCCACAGGCCGTACCAGGCGCGGCTCAGATCTACCTGGTGCACCTGGTCGGCGCCGAACTTGTCGGCCGTGTATTCGGCGATGGTCTGGCCGGGGCCGGTCGCGTCGATCGCCACGCCGCGCCGCTTCGGCATCGCCTCGATCAGCGCCCACAGGATCTGCTCTTGCTGGCGCGTGGGCACGTTGTGCAACTCGACCAGGAACGGCGCCCGCCGCCGCAACGTCTCCGTGATCGCCAGCGGCGCGATGATCGAGAAGTGCCGGTGCCTGGCGTAGTCCATGCCGGCCACGTGCTCGTGCTCCGGGTTCATCGTGGCGAGCGCCGGCTGCAGCTCGCGCTCGATCCATTCCTCGCACCACTTCTGCCGGTCGTACTCGGGCCGGGCGTTGAAGTCGTCATCCAGCGCCAGCCGCAGCACCGGGCGGTCTTCTTTCATCGCGTTCTCGATCCAGATACCGGGGATGCAGATGCCGCCGCCGTCGCGCGGGATGCAGTCCAGCTCCTCGCGCATCGCGGCCTTGCGCGGGCCGTAGCCGTTGCGGATCATCGTGTACCACTTCTTCTTGCCCTCGGACGTCGGCTTCTCGCCCTTCATGGCGCACACGCGCTCGTACAGACCGTTTCGCACAGCGTCATCGAAGGTGACCGTCATCACCTGGGCGTCGTCGCCGTACTTGCCTTCCTCGACGTCCCGGCAGAGCTGGTTGAACGGGTTCTTCTTGCCGTTGTGCGACGAGATGATCGTGATCTCGCCGCCCCAAATCAGCAGCGCGGTCACCGCGTCGAGCACCGCCTGCACGTCCTGGTGGAACGCGGCCTCGTCGATCACGACGTCGCCCTGCAGGCCGCGAATGTTCGACGGTCTGGACGACAGGGCGTTGACCTGGAAGCCCGAGGCGAAGCGGATGCGCCACGCCGTGATCTGCCGGCTGTTGCCGGCTTCGTCCTGATCGACGAACAGGAACTCTTCCACCTGGGATACGCCGCCGCTTTGCGCCTCGGCCATCGTGCGCGCCATCTTGGCGCAGTAGCCGATGAACTCCAGCCCCTTCTCCTTCTTGTCGGGGATGTAGTAGACGTTGCCGCCGCCGCCCTTCTTGCTGGTCGCGGCCTTGATCGTCTTATCGAGCGCGGTGGCGAACGTGATCCCGGTGCGCCGGCCTTTCCTGCAGACCTTGATCGGCTTGCGCAGCGCGACCCATTGCGCCTGGTGTCGCATCAGCACACCTTCGCGGCCCGGATCGAAGCCCGCCTGGATCTCGCGCACCGACTCCGGCATTTCATCCCACTCGATGCAGCGGATGGTGTCGGCGCGATCGGCCAGCTTGGTCACGACAGCCAGCGCCCGATGCAGATGCCGATGGCGAACACGATCAGCAGGGAGATCACCAGGATCTTCAGAAGGCCGGGGCCTGAAGGAGAGAAGTTGCCGCCGGGTGCGTCCGGCCAAAGCGCGCAAAGCGCGATGGCGACGATCACCAGGGCGACCGGCGCATACCACCAAAGCAGAGCGATCGTCACGGCGCGGCAACCCCGAGGAACCTGCCGCGCCACAGCGCGGCCTGGTCTTCGCTCATGCCGGTGGCCTTGGCCATCTCGGCGATGACCTCGCCGCCCTTCTTCTGCACTTCGGCCATGTGCTTCTTCTGCGCGATCGTGGCACGGCCGATGTCGGCGATGGCGCGCGCGAACGTCGAGAGCGTCTTGGGCGTCCAGTCGATCTCCGGGTCACGCATCGCCAGGTACAGCTTGTGGCCCACCATCCGCTGCAGCGCGTCGTTCATCGCGCCATCCTCGTCGGGCACCGCCTGTACGATCTCTTTGGCCTCCGCTACCGACAGGCGCATCGCTTCCCGCTCAGCCTGGTAGTCCTGGCCCCAATTGGCGAGCGCCGATTTTCGGATCTCGAAGCCCTTGCCGGCGAGCCATTCGGCGTGCCCGCGATAGTCCGAGAACGCGCTGCCGATCAGGCGCTGTTTGAGTTCCTCGAAAACATCTTCAGGAAGCTGTTCGACCTTCGGGCGCAGTGGCATGGCTCAAGCCTGCGTGATGGTGGGGCGATCGATGCCGGGATCGCATTCGCAGGCGTACTCGACGATCTCGATGCCGTAACGCTTGAGGTTCACCGACCAGTTGTCGAGCGGGTCTTTCTGGATTCTCACCAGCTCGCGCTCTTCCAGGTAATCCAGCTCGCGCCGGATCTCCAGGTGCGTCGCGTCCTTATAGACCGAGCGGATGATCGGCAGCAATTCCGCGGTGTGCATGCCGACAGGGCGATTTAGATAAATGGAGTCGAGGATCATCCATCGCATGCTTCCGCGTCGAATCTTCGCGGCCTGGGCGACGTTCATTTGCGCAGCTCCTTGCTGATCGTTTTAATGGTCTCTACCTGGTGCTCGTCCAGCTTCCGTTCCACCGTCAGTGCGAGCTGCGAGAATTGCGCCTTCAGCGATGCGATATCACGCACGTTGTCGCTTCGCTTGACGTAGTCGCGCGCCAGCTCGACGCGCAGATCGTTGACCTGGCGTTCCACCTTGGAGACGCTGTCGTCCTGATTTTTAAGGTGCGACGACAGGGCGTTGAATTGTGCCGAGACGATCACGCGCGTCTGCCTGACCGTGGACCTGTTCAATAGCCAGAAGGCGACGATCACCGAGGCGATCAGGATCGCGAGCTGGTACGCCTCCAGTTGAACCGTCATGCCGATCTAACCCCCTTCTCGCGCCTTCCGGCGCACGTCACGCATCGCTGCACCCCTGGCAGCGCCTTGCGTCTTGCTACCGGGATGCGCTCTCCGCAATCCGGCTCTGCACAGCACTTCGCCGAGAGGCGCTTCCAGGCGCCCGGCTCGGCGATCCCTGCGCGGTGTTTCTGCTCGCGCAGTCGAACGTCCCTTTCCCACGCCTCGATCCAGGAGGCGCGGTCGGCGTCATCGGCCATCGACTCCGCATCTCACGCCGTGCCGCGCTCCCATCCGCGCGCCTGGCCGATGTTCGGCGCGTTCTCGTGCGCCCCGGCCGACGCGCTCTCGTCCGTCTGCAGACGAAACGTGAGGCCGAAGCGGCCGTTCAGCTTCCAGCCCGCGCCGCATTGGAATTTGCGCCACTCGGGGCGCAGCCTGATGTGCAGCCACACGCCGCCCGGCGACGTGATGCGCAGAAACAGCCTGCCGTTGTAGTAGAGGCTCTTCGACGCAGGGCGATACCAGCCATCCGCGTCCCACGCAAACGTGAAGAGCGTCGCCACCGCATCGCTGTGGATGCACGCCGGCCAGGCGTTCAAGAGCCTGTCGATCCAGTTGCCGCCGTGGTTTAACTCGATCGTCTTCACGTCAGGGCGTCCAGGCACACGCGCGCTGCGGCTTCGAGCTTCTCCTGGTAGGCGATGCGTTCCTCGATCTCAGCCTCCAGCGCGCGCCAAATCAGGATCGCGTCCTGGTAGCCGTTGCCGGTGAGCTGCACCATCGCCACGTAGGGCTTGGGGAGCACCGGCCATTCGATCCTGCACTTCACCGGCAGCGGCCTGTCGATCGTTTGAACGTCGGTTGCGACGGTACGCGCGGGGAACATCGAACAGCCCGCGAGCAGGACCATCAGCGTCAGCGCGAGAATCTTCACGGCTTTTTCCTCTCTCCTGTCTTCGGGTTCCAGCAATGCGCCAGCGCCGGCCAGCGCGTATCTCCCGCCATCAGCAGGCAGACTTCCAGCTCGTGCGGGCCCGAGGCCATCGGCACCGGCCCTGCCTGGCTGTTGAAAAGGAAAACGAGCACCCAGACCTTCACCGCGCTGGTTTCCTTTTCTTGGCGTAGTCGAGCGCCTCTTTCACGAGCGCGTCGCATTCCTTGCCCGGCGCCGGCATCGGCCGGTTCAGCGCGTCGGTCGCGGCCTTCATGTGCCCCTCGGCCTTCTTCGCTGCCTTCTCCATCGCGGCCTGGGCGGCGGCTGAGCGCGCGGTGCTCTCGTCGATCAACGCCTTCACCGATGCCTTCACGTCGCCCACAGCGGCCGTGCAGCGGTCGTTGGCGCCTTTGAGCGTGTCGATGCCTTGCTGCTGCGTGGACACCACGCCGCTAAGCTCGTTGACTTTGCCGGCCAGGCGCCAGCCGTTGATCGTCCAGCCGGCCGCGCCACCGAGCGCCAGCCCGCCGATCGCGGCGCCCGCGATCATGTAGAGCGCGATCTGCCTGGTCAGCACGACACCGCCGGCCCCCAGGACGCATACAGGGCCTGGTGACGCTTCAGGATCTTGCGCGGATAGTCGCGGTTCTCGGCGCAGTTGGCGGCGCTACGCAGGCACCATTGCTCGACGTGCCCGAACCAGCGCAGCCGATCGGCACCCTTCGCGGCAGCGCGCGCCTGTTCCTTGCGCAACCAGCCTTCGCCGCCGTTGTACGACACGAGCGTGAACGCGATGCGGTCGCAGTCGGTCGCCGCGACATTGCGATCCCACAACCAGCGGTCATAACGCACCAGGGCGCGGAGCGCCCAGGCGGGATTGAACGGCTGCGGGTTGGCGAGATCCGGATAGACGTCGCCGATCCAGTCGGCCGTCGCCGGTGTGAACTGCGCGAGGCCGGAGGCGAAAGGCGACTGCGCGCTGGCGCGCCAGGCGCTCTCCTGGTGGACCTGGCCGGCGAAGGTCGCCACCGGCGCATTCAAGCCCCACACCACGCGCGCGTTGCTCGTCAGTGCCCGTTGGTACTGATGCGCGGCGCGCGGAATGTCCTGCGCCGACGCTCGCGGCGCAAGCAGCATGCACGCCGCCGAGATGAGCGCACCGGCCAGCGTGGCGATCAGAATCTGCCGGCTGTTCATACGCCGATCGTTCCGCCGAGGATCGATGCCGCGACGATGACCGCGCGGCGCATCATCGCCCAATCGCGCGCGTCGTCGAAGACCTTGTCGGGGCGCGCATAGGGAAAGATCATGCGGTCCAGGCGGAAGCCGAGCAGAGCGAACAGCGTCACCAGCAAGACCTTGTAGACCGTGACGGTGAGCTGCTGCGGCGACGTGAACGCGATGATCGCCAGCGCGATGGCGGCGATCACGATGCATTCGAGCATGCGCAGCTCGGGAAAGCGTTTGGTGAACGACGTCACCGAAGGTCTCCGGCGAGCGAAGCGGCGACAACCAGCGTCGGGGCCTGGTGCATGACGCCACTATCGGCGTCGCGCAAGGTGAATGCCTTTATTAGCTTTTAGGAATCCCACTTAGACTGGCTTCGACGATTCGAGCAGATCGGGCTGCAGCTCGCGCTGCATCTGCTCGCGCATCTGGCGAAGGATGTAGTAGATCTGCACTTCCGTCTTTCTGAACTCCTGGGCGAGCTGCGACACGTTTTTGCCGTTGAACTTCGACCAGATCTCGCTCCATTGCTGCCTGGTCTCGTAGCGCGAGCCGGTCGGAACGTACACGATCTGCCCGCCCCAATGAAGCCGCACGTGCTCGGCGGCGGCACGCGCGGTCTGCTCGGCCTTGTCGGCCGGCATCCCCGACTTGGTCAACAGATCGCGGAGCTGCACCGCGAGGTCCGCGAGCAGCTCGGGATATTCAGGTCCGAGGTTCATGCTGTGCCTTCTCCTTGCGGCGCTTCTGATCCTTCATCAGCGCGGCGATCAGCGCCTGCCACTCACCGGGGTCGCAGAACGCGACGCGCGCCTTGCCGAACATCTTCTCGGCCATGCTGTCCACGTACGCCCACGGCCGCTTCGCGTCGGCCAGCAGCGCCTCGATCTTCAGGAGCTGCGGGTGTCGATCCGCGTTGTGCGGCCGGCCTGGGAACGGCCTACGACCGCGCCGTGCCTGGAAGCCGCACGCCTTCAGGTGCTCGATCACGCGCTGCCGGCCGGCATAGTCGAGATCTCGGGCCGAATGCACGCGCGCGACGGCGTAGAGCATCTGCCGGTACTCGCTCGCCGGGTCTTTGTCTCTCGGGTCCATGCCGAGCTGCTCGGCCGCGATGTGGATCTTGGCCAGCTCGGCATTGCGGTGGTTGTCGGCGTGCGTGGTGCTCATCTCATTCCCCTGTGAATCAGAAACCCAAACGCGTACATGCCATCCTCGTGCGGCCCGATCAGGCCGTCTTTTTGCGGTGCCGGGTCGTGAACCATGACGCCGTTCAAAGCGATAACAGAGTGATCGGCGCGCGGGCTACGACCGCTCAACACGTGGTGCGCGCCGAAGCCGCTACCAGCGATGTGCTCGAACCACCGCGGTCCCTCCATCTCGCTCGGAATCGAGAACTCCAGGTAGGCAAGACCGAACGAACGCAGGAATTCATTCACTCGCGGATACCAGGCAAAGCCCTCGGTCCTGCCCCAATCCTCTTCCATGAAGTGCGGCACCGCTGCCGCCGGCAGCTCCAGCAGCGAGGCGATGCAGCAGCGGAAGCAATCGCCGACCGTCTCTGGCGGGTTGTGCTTGATGATCATGTCAACGGGCTTCACGCGACCAGCTCGTTGTGCTCGACCTGGTCGAGCGTGCGGCCGGCGTTCTTCTTGCCGGCGCGCATCATGTAGACGCCGTCGACGTAGTCGTGTCGCGGCTTCCAGTTCTCTTTGGCGACCTCGCTGGCCGGCGCCCACTCGCCCCATTGCTTCCAGAAGAACGACGTGCCCTGGCGCGCGCAGACGTCGCGCAGCGAGCGCGCGGCAGCGTCTCGAGGAATTTAGCCACGCGGCTTGTCCTCGACGAGCAGCTTGTGCTCGCGCGCGGCGTCCGAGCGCAGGAAGTCGTGCACGACCTGGAAGTCGGGGCACGGCGCGTTGGCCGTGCCGAGCTGGCGCGCCCAGGCGTTCAGCGCTTTTTGCAGTTGCTCTTCGGTGAAAACCCAATACATGTTCAAGCCCCTTTCAGCGGCCGGCCGTTGAACGGCTCCAGCGGCGTGTCTTTGGCGAGATAGAGCGGATGGCGCGGGAAGCCTTTGGCCGTCGTGCCCAGGCACTGCACCGGGATGCCGAGCGTCTGCGTGAGCAGCGACATGACGATGCGGTTCTGGTCGCGATGCCCGCCGTTGATGCCCCAGGCGGCGATCACCGGCCCGCCGCTTTCATGCGCGCGGCATGCGGCGCCGATCACGTAGTCCATGTTCTTCGGGCCGACCGGATCGGCGGCGGCGAGCATGTCGATCGGCTGCGTCGCCACGAAGGCGAACAGGTTGGACACGATCAGCTCGGCGCATCCCCAGGAGGCGCGCGCGAAGCCAATGCAACGGTTGACGGAGCGATCGTTCGCCAGCTCGTCGGCCGTGCTCGGATTGACCATGATGATGTTGGCGATGCGCCGACCGCCGCCGAGCTGGCGCGTGAGCCGGTAGCGCCAGGTGCGACAGGGCGAGAACAAAGCGCCGTCGCGCGCGGGGAAAAGCTGCGGCGCGTTCATCGCAGTCCCCTTATTTGCCGGCGCCTGGCGCGCCGACGCTTGTCCTGGAGCAGCTCGGCGAAGCGAAAGCCGTCCACCTTTTTAGCGCCCTCTTTGAGGGCGCTCTCGATCTTGCAGCCCCTCAACTGGAAATGCTCGAACGACGTGCCGATGCGTTTCAGCCAGAACGGTTTGAATCCGATTCTCCGACCGAAGTCGAGCAGCTCGCGACGACCGCGAATGCCGGGTATCGTCGAGATCAGGGACGACGCCTTCGAGGGTTTGCCCTTCGAGACGAAGAACGCTGGCGTGGGCATGACGATCATGCGCTCGCTCCCGCCTGGAGTTTCCGGCGCCGGTTCTGCGCGTACACCGTCCGCCACTTGTCGGCGTTCTTCTCGTAGTAGGCACGCTTCGCTGCGCGCACCTTGAGGGCGACTTCATCCTTGGCGCGCTGCTTGAGCGTGATCTCTGGCCCGCTCATCTTGAGCACAGTGCGCACGCGGCCGACCGGCAACGCCGGAGGAATTACGGGAAGAAAAGGCGACCGGCGTTTCATGCGTTGCCCTCCGCCTTCTCGATCGCGCTCTTCATCAGCGCCTGGACGACCTTGTCGAGATCGGTCTCCGCGAGCGCGGCGACCGGCTCGTCGCGGCCGGCGACGCGCCGGCAGCCGATCAGCTTGAGGTCGCTGTCGTCGAGCTGCTCGACCGCCGCCTGGATCGGCTTCTCGCTCCTGGCGATGAGCAACTCGACGGAATCCGGCAAGTGCTTCTTGATCAGCGCGACCGTGTTGTCGGCGTCGAGCACCTGGACGGCGTCTTTCGACTTGCGGAACCCGACGCGAACGCCGTGCAGGATCTTTGTCTTCGGCTTCTCGAACACCGGCCGCGCTTCGCTGACCAGGGCGTACAGCGCCTCATAACGTTCAGCCGCGCGCGTCGTTGCCTTGCGCAGCTCCGGCCAGCGCGCGCGCACGGCCTGGTCGATCTCCTGGCGAAGTTCGTTGGTGAGGCTGTCGAGCGCCGTCTGCGCGTCGGCGTACTGGCGCGCGAGCTGGTCGATCTCGGTGATTTGCACTTCGGTGGTTCTGGCGTTCACGTCTGTTTCTCCTTGGCGATCGTCATCAAGGGCGGCGTCGCATCGCTGCTCGGCCGGGACGTACCCTTTAATTCGTTGCTGACTTGCTTGGTCATGTGCCAACCCTTGCAGACCGGGCACTGGTAGACGCGGAGCGCGATCTTTCGAGCGGCGGCGCACTTCTGCGCCTCGATCAGCGCCGTGATCTCGGCCGGATAGCGTTGCTTGCCGTGGCACATCCGCTCTTGCGTTTTGATGGGGATCGCGGCCATTGCTACGTCTTCAGCTTCAATTGGCCGCGCAGATCGGGCAGCGCGACTTTCTTCATCATCGAGATTTGCTTGAGCGAGGTCATCGCGCGCGCATACAGGAACGCGCACGTGTGCTCCAGCTCGTCGTCGTTCGCGGCCAGGTAGTAGCCCGATGCCGGCGTGCCGCAGATGTGAAAGCCTTCCTTGCGCAGCTCTTCGATGGCGTGGCGCACCAGGCGCTCGCCGAATGGATCGCGCTCCGGCTTGCCGGTGACCTTCGCGACCAACCTGTCGGCGTGGATGCCGTTCCTCATGCCGACGTGCCCGCCGAGCACGCCGAGCACCAGCGACGCCTGGATGACGCGCTTGCTCATCCCGTTCTCCAGACGCGGGTCTGCTCGCCCTCGGGGCGCGTCGATACCTTGACCCCGACCTTGTCGGCCATCTGATACACGGCCGTCTTGCTGTAGCTGACGGTGCGCGAGTCTTTGATCTGCATTTCTTCTAGCGCGGCGCGCAACTCGCCGTCGCCGTTCTTCGACTTCGGCAGAGGCAGATCCCTGGTGATCGCGCCGACGCGGTGCGAGTAGCGGCGGTACTCGATCACGTTGCGACCGCTGTCCGGGTGCCGCACCAGGCGCGCGCCGATCGCGCCGGCAGCGACGTGCGGCGCCAGCTCTTCGCGCACCGCGATCCGGCTCAGCTTGGTCGCCTTGCCGAGTTCGTCGGAGCGCATCACGCCGCGCTCCGCGATCATCGCAATCAGTTCGCGGGCGGTGATCACGCAGGCTTCCTGCGCTTCTCGAACAGCGCGCCGTTGCGCACGCGCAGGCAGAGGTAGCGTTCAAACGGCATCCGACGGCGCCACACCGCCGGCAGCGCGAGGTAACGCTCGCCCAGGAAGTCGAGCAGCTCGTCGGACACCATGATCGCCACGCTCTCGCGCTGTGCGATCGTCGCGTGCCGGATCATGACGCCGCCCGCTTCCGGATCGGCACGGCGCCGTGCGGCGCGGTTTCCTTGGCGCGCTGCGCGCGCCTGGCCGCGCGCAGATGCCGTCCGACGTCGGTGTTGGCCGCATTGCGATACTTGAAGCGGCGATCGAGGATCGAGATGCGGGGCTTCTTCGTTTCCATGTCACGACCTCCTGAAGTTCGGACACCCGTTGCGGCAGGCCCGATAGACGGCGACGCGCTCAGGGTTGGTTGCGGCGAAGGGCTTCTGCTGCCAGTCCTGGCACGCGGCCGGCGAGATCTCGCCGAGCTGCGGGCATTCGATCTTCTTGTTCATGAACACGCCTCGAACCCGCTCTTCGATGCGCTTCGTGTCCGCCTTGTACTTGCGTGCGAGCACGTCGCTGATGCAGCCCTTGGAGCGGCCGAGCTGCTGTGAAACCTTCCTCATGCCGTCGCGCTCGACGTGGCCGCGCAGCACCTTCATCCAGTCGGCCTCGCGGCAATCAACCAGCGGCTTGATCACGCGCGGCCTCCTTCGTCGGCAATGGATACAGCCGCTTCTCGTTCTGATCGAATACGTCGCCGTTGCGCCTGGTGAGTGGCGGCAGCGGCCCGGTGTCGCGCACGAGCTGGTACATGAAGCTGCCGCCGCGCAGGCCGTTGACCACGCGTTGCTTGCGCAGGTAGCCGGCGGCGACCAGGCGGTAGGTGAAGTCGGCGACGCTGCGCTCGGCCGGGCTGCGCTCCGGATCGACTGCCGTCATCACGAGCGTGGCCATGTCGAAGCGCACGAGCTGGCGCATGGCGAGCCACACCGTCACGCGCTTGGCCATCGGGCGGCGCGTGACGTTGTGCTTGGTGAAGGCGCGCTTTTTCTTCACCGCGCCTGGCCGAGAAAGAACTGACGGTTGCCCCACTGATCGCGGCCGAGCGCCCTGTTCTTCACGCCGTTGGCCTTGCCGAACGCCTCCATGCGCGCGAGGCCGTTGGTCATGAGGCCGATGTTTCCCTTCGCCTGGCCGTGCAGATCGCCGAGCAGCTCGTCCTCGATCGGGATTTCGCAGACGGTGTCGCAGAGCACGCGCGCGTCGGCCAGGTCGGCGGGCAGGAACTCGATCGACTGCGTGATGCGGCGCGCGAGCTGCAGGCGGTTGGCGACCTTCAGGTGCACGCCCTTCATGCCGACCAGCACCACCGGCATCTTCGAGAGATCGTGAATGTCGCGCAGCGTGTCGAGCGCCGGCAGCAGCTCGCCGCGCCCGACCAGGTAGTCCAGTTCATCGACGAAAAGTCCGCGGTTCTGATCGCCGAGCAGCTTCACGATCTGCTGCACGTTCTCGGCCGCGCGGTAGTGAGGCTCGGCGCCGAGTTCGCGCATGATCGTGGCGAGCATCGCGCGCTGCGTCCAGGTGGACATCGCGCGCACGTGCACGGCGTTGGTCTGCGAGCGCAGCCAGGTCATCGCCGTGGACTTGCCGTAGCCCGCGTCGCCGTGCACCAGGCCCATGCCCTCGATGCCGTGACCGCGTTGCGCGAGCGCCTCGTATGCGCTGCGCAGTTGCATGATGTTCTTGACGACCGCCATCTTTGGTTTCATCTCAGATCTCCCGTTCAGTAGTGGTGCGTTAAAAAGCCGGCAACGCTTTGGTTGCCGGCAGTGCTATGCGGCGCCAGATCGATCCGGCGCCTCCTGCTCGGCCGGCGCCGCCTGCTCGTCGACCATTGCCTGCAATTGCCTGTAAGACGTCGGCTGCTCGCGCCGGTAGGCGGCGAGGAACTCGGTCTCTTCGCCGGTGAGGGCGCGGAACTTCGCGCGCTTCAAGATCCACACGACGCGCTCGTAACGGTTCTCGAACACCGGCTGCTGCTCTTCGGCGCCGGCCGCGATGCGGCGGCGGGCGAGTTCGTTGTCGGCACCGGCCGCGATTCTCTGCTCGATGCGCGCGCGCTCGGCGCGCGCCTGGTCGTCGCTCATCAGCTCGGCGGTGCTGCGCGCCGGCCGGTGCAGCTCGGCGACGGCGTCGGTTGCGGCCGTAAGTCCGAGGGAGTCGTGAACGACGGTCGGCTTCGGGAACGCGCCGAGGCGCGCCGCCTTGCGCGTGCGGTCGGCCAGGATCTCGCCGACGATGTCTTCGGTGCGCTCGCGCTTCGCCGTCGCCTTGAACGCGCGGCGCTCTTCCTGGACGCGCGTCTTCTGCCGTTCGCGTGCGACCGCCGCGACTTCCTTGCGGTCGATGCCGGTGCGCTCGGGGCACTCGGCGATGCAGATGAACGCGAGGTCATGCCCGCCCTGGACGACGATGCGGCCGAGATCCGGGAGCTGCAGGCACAGCACCTTCTCGGCGACGTGCGCTTCCAGCTCCGGCGCGATGAACCATGCGCCGTCCATCTCGATGCCCTTCTTCTGCACCGTGCGCCAGGCGCCCTCGCCGAGCAGCACGTCGAGCGCGCGCTCGTCTTCGATGCGCCGCACCGGATGGCGCCAGGCGGAGACGACCTCGAACGGCGTCTTGCCGTCCAGTCCGTCGTGCGGCCGGTGCAGGTAGACCGCGTCGATCCAGTCGTCGCAGAACTTCTGGAACTCAGGTGCGCTCATCGAGATCTCGACGACCTCGCCGCGCTTCATGAGACGGTCGGCGAACGACTTGCGCGCCTCGATCGCCGAACGCTCCGCCACGTTGTGGCCGATGAAGCCGTCGAGCAGCTCGACCAGGTCGCGCGTGAAGGTGCCGAAGAACCGCTCGATGTGCGGCTTGTGCCAGGGCTGGAACGGCGGGCAGAACGTCTGCGTGATGTCGAGCGCGCTGACCACGCGCGTCACGTGCTTCGACTTGTAGTCAGAGCCGTTGTCGGTCTTCACTTCCTCCGGCACGCCGAAGTCGAGCAGCATTTTCCGGTTGAGCGCCGCGACGGCGACGGCCTTGCTGGTCTTCGACACCAGCATCTTCGGGCGGCGCGAATAGACGTCGATGCCGCCGAGCACCGTGTGCCGGCCATCGGTGAGCATCACGTCGGCGGGCGTCGAATCTTCCTCCCAACGCTGGTTCAAACGCACGACGCCTTCGGACTGCGAACCGAAGGCGACCATGTACTTGCCTTTCCAGGCGTCGGGGTTGGAGAGCGCGGTCAGCGTCTGCGCGTTCTCATCGCGCCAGTCGGCGAGCCACTTCTCCAGCCGGCGCAGCGACGGCTCGGTGATCGAGGCCGTGGCGCCGAAGCGCGCGCGGATGCCGTCTCTCACGTGCGTGGCGCGCGCGTGCGGCGAGCGCACCAGCATGCCGATGATGAAGTCGCGCAGCGGCGGCTGGCGGTCGATCGTGCCGTCGCCCTTGCGGTTGCCGTAGCTGCCGGCCAGCGCGGTGATGCCCCTGGTGCGGATCAGGCGGCGCCAGTTGGCGAGCGTCGATGCGCCGACGTCGGCGATCAACGACCTGGTCGTGTCGCTGACCTCGATGTCGCCCTTCGTGTATGCGGCGGCGAAATGGATCTCGCCCGCCTGGACGGACAAGCTGCCCGCTTCCTGGAAGAGCGCCAACGCGCGCAGGATTTCCAGCTTCGCGTCCATGCGCTGCTGCGCCTTGCCGCGCAGCGCGGTGCTGCCTTTCAATGAGCTGAGCCGCGCCGCTTCGGCCGCGCGCCCGGTGAGACCTTCGCGCAGCGCGAGCTTTGCTCCCTGGACGATGCCGGCCTTGACTGCGGCCGGCTCGACCGGCGCGATCTGCGCGCGCACGCCGTTGATGGTGCGGGCCGCGAGCGCGGCGCGCGCTACAGCGGGTAGCTCGGCGACGGCGTACTCGGTGCGTTTGCCGCCGGGACCGCCGCGCGCGGGAACTTCCTTCGATGTGATCTGCCTCGCGCGCAGCCACCGGATCGCGCCGCTCTTCGTCTTCGGCAAGCCGGGCAGACCGAAGAGCGCCTCGACGGCGAGGAACTGGCCGTCGTACTGCGGGATCGGCAGCGCGCTCATGTACGCCCTCGGGTTGTCCAGAGCGGCACACGCCGCGCGATCGAGCGCACCCTGGCGACCAGCGCGCGGCGAAAGCGCCTGGTCTCGGGGGTCGTGCCATGCGCTCGTCTGTTGCTCGACCAGGCGCGCGGCCATGCGCAGCGCCTCGCTGTCGGTCGATTCGGGCAGGGGATTTTTCATGCGAGGCATCTCGGTGCAGATCGGATCGAAGGCGCTCAAGCCGACCTCCTGAGCCGGCCCGCGATCACGAAGCTCTCGTCGGCCAGCTCGTGGCAAATCTTGGCCGCATCCGCGATGCGCGCGATCTTCATCAGCTCGGCGCGGGCTATCTGCTTGCCCTTCTCGGTTCCGTTCTCCAGCACGGCGATGTAGATCCGCGCCGCTTGTTGCCAGCTCATGCGCATGTCGATCGGTTGGTTTTTCATGGCCGGATTCCCCCTTGTTTGATGCCGAGCCGCCGCTGCTCGCGTTTCCACTGGCGTTCGCGGCGCGCGAGATGCGCGGCCGATTGCGCTGCCAGGTCGAACGCACCCTCCAGCGAGATCTCGAAGCCCGTTCGACGGCCTTTCAGCCGCAGCTCGATCCGCGTCTCGCCCTTCTCCTGGTGAACGTGCATCACCACCGGCCGGCCGTCGCGGTGCGCGCGGTAGCCGCGGATCTGGACGTGCCGCCGATCCTCGCGGCATTCTCTGAAGCGCGCCGCGATGACAGCACCGCCGCCCGGCGGCTGCAGGTTGAACGCCTGCTCGCCATCGAGCGTCGTCTCGCCAACGACCTGGTAGCGCCGGCCGGCGTGCACCACGTAGAGCGCGCTCATAGGCGGATCTCCCCTTGTTTGATGCCGAGCAGAATCGCGATCTCGCGGCTCTTGCCCTTGTTGGCCGGGACTTTTCCCGAGAGCACGCCGGAGACGAGACCCTTGCTGAAACCGTGCTGGCGCGCGAACTGGTTGAGCGATATCTCGCCCAACTTGTAGCGACGGTGCTCCAATGGTTCAAAGGTCACGGTCGCCGTGTAGCCGCGTGCGCGCGCCCACGCAATGAAGATCCGGCGGGCTCGATTCAACTCTTCGCGGATCTGCTCTGGCGACGTAGGTGCTGGCTCGACACGGGCTTCTCTCAAGCCGAGCAGCACCGCCACGCGATGAGGCATTCCCCAACGACACGCCAGCTTCCCGTTCAGGACGTTGGCGACGAGGTCGGCGGCGAAGCCGTGCTCGCGCGCCCACTGCAGGCGCTTGCGCCGATCGCGCGCTAGTACGGCGCGAAGTTTCTCGAGTGGCACAGGGTCGATGGTTGGCGGAATGAAGAAATCAAGCGCGTGCAGGTCGGCGGCGCTGACTGACATCGGGAGGCTCATGGACGGACCTCGCCTTCCTTCAGTCCGAGCAACACGGCGATGTCGTGACTCTTGCCGCGTCGACCGTGTATGCGGCCACGCAGCACTTCAAACACGAGATTTGGCTTGAAGCCGCGTTCGCGTGCCCACGTGCTGATCGATGTCCCGGTGCGCATGAACTCGTCCCGGACCTGATCTGAAGTTTTGACGCTGGGATGGCGCTTCATGTACTGTGGGGTTCGGTGATTGATGGTGGGGTTAAGGTTAGTGCCATAACTGGCACTTGTCAACTGCGCGCATGGACAACATTGGCACCATCGGGGTTCGCCTGAGAGAGGAGCGGGAGCGACTGCGGATGAACCAAACCGAGTTCGCCGCCCTCGGCGGCGCAGCCAAGCGCTCTCAGGTGCGTTACGAAGCCGGCGACAAGGCCCCTGACGCCAGGTACTTGGCCCGTGTTGCCAATTCTGGCACCGACGTTCTTTACGTAGTCACTGGACGGCGCAGCGCAGCCGGCGCACCGGGTTCAGTGGACCTAAATGTGCTGCGCCAGGTGATCGAGGGTGTCGAACAGTATCTCTCCGGTCGCCGCTCGCACCCTGATCCAGCAGACAAAGCCAACGCCGTTACTTTTCTCTACGAGCACTTCAAGCGTTCTGGCCGCGTAGAGCGAGGAGCGATCGAGCACCAGCTAAGACTTGTTGTGTCGAGGTAGATCGGTGTCCGACGACGACATTAAAAAAAAGGTAGTTGATATTCTGACCGGCAGAAAGCCTCGAGCGCGGAAGCGCAAACGCGCCAAGCCGCAGCAGCGGATCAAGGGCGACAACAACATCCAGGCGGGCCGTGACGTGCGCATTAAGACCGAGCGCATCGTCACGCGACCGCGCGTCACGGTGGTGCCTGGCTACCTCACGATCAGCGCGGCACAGAAGGCGCGCCTGCTCGAGCTGAAGAATAAATGGGTCGAGACCAGGAACGCCGTCCGCAAGACGAAGTTCTCTTACGCGGCGGCGCAGACAGCGATCAACCGAAGGGCTGGCGTCAACTCCTACCACGAGATCCCGATCGAGCGCTTCGATGAGATCGAGGCTTACGTCCTGCGCCAGATCGCGATCATCAACCGCATGCCCTCCGCGCGTGCGCGATTACCCTCGTGGCGCACCGCGCGCATCCGCGCGATCCATGCGCGGTGCGGCGAAAAGTTTCTTGAAGAGTGGCGTCGCCGCTTCATGGCCGAGCGGTTCGGAAAGACATCCATGACCGACCTCGGCGACGATGACCTGGAGGTGCTATACCGCGCCGTGATGGCT